TCATTTTTTTAAATCCCTTTCGTAAAGCTCCCGCCAGTTCTTAGGCCAATTCGGCAGAGGCCAAAACCTATCTATCAACCAATCAAAATCGTACTTTCTCCCCCCCCACCTATTGCTCGTCCAGTAGCGTGCCGAGCTTTCCCTGTCCCTGAAAGTCTCGCCCCTTTTTAGAAGATAGGTTTCCCCCCTCACGGTATCTGCGTGAGCGTACCAGACTTTCTTATTGATCATTACCTTCCCGCCACCAAGCCAGGTTTTGAAAACAAGCGGATGGGGTTCACCAACAAAAGACCCAAATTCCGTTTTGAAGTTACCGATCCTCTCCTTGAAATGCTCTACGGTTGTAAACCAGATACTCCCGTGAATCGTCATCTGCTCATCAATCATTATGTCCTTCCTTTTTCTCATTCTCGATTTCCAATGCCTGTTCTTCATGATAAACCGATCACGGTTAGTCCAAGGACAACCAACATAGAAATAGTCAACCATCGAACCAGGTTTCTTCCTAAAAGTCTTTATATCTAAGGTAAACCTCCTGCCAACTACCAACCAATCATCCTCGCAATCTTCCTTAAAAATTCCATCAAAGCCATCGCAGATCGCGGAATGGGCGTCAATCTTCATCAGGTACCTGCCTTTAGCAATCCCAACCGCATCGTTGATCCCAGGCAATAAGCCCTCTGGCTTAGGCTTTCTAATAAACCTCAAGCCCTTTCTCTCTTTAGGAATCTCGTATCTGGTCGGGCCGTCCAGAACCACAATCACCTCAATATCCCCTACGGCCTTATAAAAAATATCATTGACCGTCCTGGTCAACAACATCTCGTTCCTTGCTGGCACTATAACGCTTACCCTACCCATCTCTTCTCCTGCTCATAGTTTATCCCCTTGCCATCCAATAGGGGACACCTGAGCGAATTATGAGCAAGATCAACGTTATCAATCGCCCTGATCTCATGCAATGCCCCAGTGTCCCTTAACCTTAAGACATCAAGGTTCTTAAAATTGTTATCATTAACTAAAATAAAAGAGTCGCCCTTGTCCCGCTCACCCCTTGACTTGACCTCAGAAAGCCCAATGTAAAACCTGTCGCTAGTCCTGGCTAAACCACGGGGATAATAGTCAGCCATCATCTTATGACAGACTATACGGTCATGCCCGCCCCTAGAGATGTTATACCTTACAAGCGCCCCCGCCCCAAATATATATAGCAACCCATTCTCAATATAGACATTATGAGCCCCGTGTATCGTTTCACCACCCTTGACCAGTGCTTCGCCTGGTAAGTCCGCCCGCCCTAACTTATTGAAATTGAGGTCGAATATCTGAACACCTTTCGGCATCCTAGCCCCCCGATGCTCCAGAACGTAAAACATCTTGCCGTCGCACCAGACGGAATTAGGATGGTCATCCGACCCGACCTTGATATACCTGGTTTTTCTACCACCCCAGATAATTACCTGGCTATTATAAGCGTCAGTAATATACAGCTTCCCATCCCGCCACAAAATCTGGTGGGGAGAGTGGAGGTTGTCAAACTCTAATTTCTTTACCCAGTTAAACTCTCTATCAAAAACCTGGATAACACCGTTTTCCTTATTTAATCTATGGGAAACATAGATGTTCCCCTCATTCCAGGTTATACCGTAGAAGTGGTGGTATACGTAATACTTCTGCTTCTCTAAAATCGTCTTGGGTCTTCCATCCCAGACGATCAATTTATTCCTAGTAGCAACCAGTAATCTTTCTTTCATGTTAGCAAAAATTGTGAGTCTTGACCCACATCCAACTCAGGCTCTTGTCCCTAATATCCCCAGGACTGGCATGCCTCTGGCCTAAAATAAACCATGGCCTGATATTGTAAGCCTGTGCGTACATATTAACCACATAATAAGTATGAATTTTTGACCTAAATCGTTTCGGCTTTCCGTAATCATGTCCCGCTACGATCCCGCCGATCCTAATCTTCCTCACCCAACTAACCAAATCCTGGGTAAGGTAAGGCAATTCATGGTTGCCATCAATGTAAATAAAGTCCAGTGACTCGTCCTCAAAGCGCGGGGCAACCAAATTGCTAAACTCCCTGATAATCTCGCAATTGCCCAGCTTATCCAATCTCCTTTTAGCATACTTATAAACCCTTTCAACCCTGTCCTTTTTCTTATACCCCCTGTAGCCTTCATAGATCTTCCAGGGATCAACGGCGTAAAGTTTCATCTGCGGGTTCATCTTGCAGATCGTCTCGGAAAATAGGCCATACTCAACGCCTACCTCCACGCCAGTCTTGAACCCCAGTTCCCCTACCCAGCCAACCAGGTCGTCCCTGCCAACATCGGGTATCTCAATGGGCATACGACGCTGATCCAGATTAAGGTCAAATTTCTTCTTTAGGTACTCAAGCGCCTCCTGCATTAATCTTAAGCACCTCCCTCCACCCAGGTATCGGCCTCTTGTTAAGACGCTCCTTCCAGTCATCAGGCCAAGTGGGTATTGGGAAAAACTTATCTATCAGCCACTCAAAATCATATTTTCTTTCCTCCCACCTATTATTCATCCAGTAGTCAACCACTCTCGCCATGCCAACAGCTACATCCGTTTTATTCTTAGAATAAGTCTTAAAATGCCTGCCCTTGTGCAAATGAGCGTACCAAGTCTTCTTGTTAACCACTACCCGTCCGCCACCGAGCCAGGTCTTTAGCCCTATCTCCTGTGGTTCACCAGCCCACATCCCGAAGTAATCGCCGTCCAGCCTCTTGATCCTGCTCCTGAAATGATCCATGTAGGTAAACCAGCACGAGCCTTGAAAGGCCATCTGATCGTCAATTAGATAGCGAGCCTTGTCCGCCCTCTCGTTCCGCCTTGCCTGCCACCTGATTGTATAGAGGCCGATATGGGGCGGTTTATAATACGGCCAATTAAAATGCTCGTAGTCCACATAAGAACCCAACTTCCTCCTGTCCCACTTATCGGGGTCTAGGCTATACCTTCTTGGGATCATCAGCCAGTTCTTATCACAATCAGACGCCATCTTGACATCAAACCCGTAGTCAAAGCAACAGTGGGCGTCAACCTTCATGAAGTATTTGCCCTTCGCTATCTTCGAGGCGTCATTTATACACGACCTCATGCCCTTAGGCTTGTCATGACGGACAACCCTGACCCTTGAGTCTTTTTTTAGTGGCGGGTCTGGCTCGTAACCCTCCAAGACAGGGATTATCTCAATGTCGCCCTCTGATTTCTTTAAGAGGTCATCTATCGTTTTCTGCAAGAAAATTTCCTTACGTGATGGTACGACTACGCTTAAGCTCATACTGCCCTCACAATCACACTCTTATAATCCATCGCCCTCAAAATAGCTAACCTGTGCCCGCCGTCGCATATCTGCCCGTTGAGGGTCGTAATAATCGGCTCTTTCAACCCATTATGCTTGACATCGTACATCAGATCAACCTTGCCCTGGACGAACCGTCTAATCTTCTTGGCCGACCAGCTCTTTTCCTTTCGTTTAACCCAGCGCTTGTAATAATCAGTCTTCTCTATATCAATCCTGTCATTCTTGGCAATCCCCTCGGCCAGCTTGATCTTCGCCCTGTTCATTAGCTTGTAATCCTCAACCCAAGTCCTATGTCTCTCGTTCTTGATATAAATCTTGTCAACAGGCATCCTAATCAAATCACTCTCGAACATCAGACTCCATAATACCCTGGGGTGCGGGTCGCCCCTGGTTTGGATGTCGTCCACCGCCCCGACCTCGCGCCAGTCCCTAAAGTAATGCCTAATGTCGGCAAGTTCACCAGAGGGTCGCCAGTGCTGATCCTTGTCAACCGAACGGGAAACAATTAGGCAGTACCTAGTCTTACTCCTTAACCTGTCAAGAAACTTAAACCAGTCCGCAATATCAAAGTAATAATGAACCGTAGAAAGCAAAGTAACATCAGCAACGGGGATCTCGTCGAAGTCAAAATCCTTGCCAATCTCCCTACAATCAATTCTATAGTCCTGGCCGTGCCTGTCTCTGTACAGAACCCCCGTTTCAACCGCCTTCCTATCCTTATCTATACCAATGACATTCTTGAACCCCTTTTCTTTAGCCAGCTTAAGGAAAAGGCCAGCATTGCACCCAACCTCGAAGAAGGTCTGGTCGCTAAAGTCCTCGTTTGGCAGTAATGGTTCAATAAAAGTTTTCCACTTGCCTTCGTTCCAAAACTTGCTATTCTTCTTTTTAGGGTTCTGGCCAATATCTTTTCCATCAAGCTCGATATTCTGATAGGTTCTCGGCCTCTTAGCGATCTTCTGCGGGGTTTTAGTCTTCAATGGTATATAACTACTCCAATCATGGTTATCCCAGCCAGGCGGGTTAAATTTGTCAACAAGCCACTTAAAAGTCTTTGTCTGTTTTCCGCCCTTCCACGCCTCATTAGTTAACCATTTTTTGTTAAATTCATCGCCCTTGTTCCAATCGCCCTTCTTAAAACCATAGCCCCTCTTATACTTGCTTCCCTTATGCAGATGAGCATACCAGGCCTTCTTGTTCCTTACCACCCGCCCGCCAGACAGCCACGCCTTCATGCTTATCTCCTGGGGTTCTTTCCTAAACGTCCCGTAGCTTTTAATGTCAAATAGGCCTAATTTCTTGAAGTAATCCCTCTTCATGAACCAACACGAACCCTGGAAGGTCATCAGATCGTCCACCAAAACCTTTTCTAGCTTAGGGTCTCTATTCCTCTCGTGCCATATCTCACCACCAAGGTCTCCCTTGTTGTTCTTCCCTGGGCAGGCAACGTACATGTAATCTATGGGATACTTATTGTCCTTCCTCTCCTGTATCTTCCAATTCTCAGCGTCCAATGGATACCGCCTGGGTATGGCCACCCAGTCATCCTTGCAATCACCAGCCAAAGCCACGTCGTATCCCTTACTGAACATACAGTGGGCGTCGATCTTCATAATGTATTCACCCTTGGCAACCTCAACCGCACCCATGACTGCACCACGCAAACCCTTTGGCTTGCCGTTATGGATATACTTAACCCTGGGATCGTCAATGATCTCTTCTGGGGGAGGCCAGTAGCCCTCAAGGACAACTAAAACCTCTATGTCGTTCTTTGCTTTTGAAAGGATGTCTTCTGTAGTCTTCTTGAGGAATATCTCGTTGCGGGAGGGTATGATTACGCTTACTCTAGGCATTAACCAATACTATCATAAAGTCTTAGGAATCACAAGATTTATGGCCCTGCCGAAGGTGAGGCGCTAGCACTAGGGGATACCGACGGGCTTACCGAGGCTGAGGGTGAGACACTCGGGCTGACGGAGGCGCTCACTGAGGAACTAGGCGACACCGAAGCTGACGGGCTTACACTGGGTGAGACGCTCGCACTCTCAGATGGGGATACAGAGGCGCTTGGCGAGACGCTAGGACTGACACTTGCGCTAGGTGAGATACTCGGGCTAACCGATGGGCTCACTGAGGCGCTCGGGCTGACCGACGGGCTTACACTTGGAGACTCAGATGGGCTGACCGATGGGCTAACGCTAGGGCTCGGACTCACACTTGGAGAAACCGATACACTAACACTCGGCGACTCACTAGCCGAAGGCGAAACGCTAGCCGATGGCGAGACACTTGGACTCACCGAGGATGAGGGCGAAACTGACGGGCTTACACTCGGACTTTCACTCGGGCTCACCGAAGCACTCGGGCTTGCCGATGGAGATACCGAGGAGCTAGGCGAGACACTAGGACTGACCGAAGCCGACACTGACGGGCTCGGGCTTACACTAGGTGAAACTGAGGCACTAGCCGAAGCCGAAGGCGAAACGCTGGGCGACCCAGCCGTACCGCACAAGGTCTTAAAATAGGTAACGATGACATCAAGCTCCCCGTTGGGGATATTGTCATGGGTAATTCTCAAATCCTCGTTGCAAGCACCGACGCCAATAACACCAGCACCGCTTCCCATCTCGTGTTGCTGACCCCTGGCCACACCTGAATTGTTGTAGAGAAGCTGATCTGAGCCGTTAGCAGGAGTGGTTGTGGTCCCAAAACCGATCCTTATCCTAACATCAGCGCTAACACTGTTATCAGTCAAAACGGTCAGCTTTGTAACAACAATCGCCTCGCCCTCAGCGCAGGAAACGATCGCCGTGTTGCTAACAGCACCGCTGTTCCTAGTCGCCTCATAGTTATGGGTAACAATGTCTGGGTGTCCACCAAGATTGAAAGGGATACCGCCACGGGTGGTAGGCCAGAAGGTATTCTTGCCCTCGTCAACCCGATCGAGAGCTTCACTAATATCAACGGTACGAAGCGGAAACTCAGAGTAGGTACTATCACCATCGCCAGTCTCCCAGAGCTTGATCCGCCTCTGGGCCTGGTCGTCAACTTTCGTGATAATGTAATAACTGTCAGCCGCCATGCTTAATTAAAGATTATGGACTAATTAATACATACCTGTCAAGTTTTATGCCAAGAGTCATATAGCAACGGCAAGATCATCTCATCCCGTTTTCATACTCATACTTCATCTGACAGGAAGCACTGCAATACTTCTGGTCATACCTTGACCCCAGCTTCCTTCTACCGCAGTAAAAGCAGGTGAACCATTTTTTGGAGAACCTCCTGCGGTATCTGTTATAGCACCTCATGGAGCAAAACCTGCCCGTAGACTCGTTGGTTCTATACTCGAACCAGTTGCCACACTGCTTGCAATTACTTCTATCAATCACACTAAAACTATGTCCCTACTAAAACAGGCAAGGTCGTACACCTGCAATTCGGATGAATTTCATTGGGAACGGTAACGGCCAAATCGCTAATCTTTAAGGTTTGTCCCTCAACTGTCAATTTATCACCTGACTTGAACCATTTTTTATCAAGACCAATTATCTTACCGTCCATTTCTAAACAATAGATACATGCACGACCGTCTCTCTCGGCTAACCACTCCTGGGCTTCAACCACCTCAGATTGCCTATAAGCCTCAAGTGTCCCAAAATTGCTAGCACGAAGTACCTCCGTCCTGGCGATCATCCCCGCCCTATTCCTGGTCGCCTCGCTGAAAACCTCCTCGACCCGCTTTCTTAGTTTGGGGATGCCCTCGCCAGCCTCGAACCCCTCGGCCAGGGTTTCCCTCAGCTGATCCCTTGTGGTCGTGTTAATCGATTTGATCAGCTCCGCCCCATGCTCCCTTAGGTACTCCACCGACTCATCGGTGCTACTGTCAATCTGCCCACCAGTACCTAAGAAGTCCAGGGTATAGTTTCCCTGCTCGATGAATATCTCCTTGATATAGGCCAAGAATATGGCGTTCCAGATAATTGAAAGCTCATCAACCGACGGCACGACCGATGACTCCTTGCCCTTCCTATAGTCCTTCCGCCAGTAACGGACGTCTTTTTCTAACCTTTCTAAAATAAGTTTCTCCTGCTCATTGAATAAATCGGTTACCTTGTCCTTCATCTCTTCCTCACGCTCGGTAACAACCTCAATGAACCTTTTCCAGTAGGCGTCCTTTGCCTCCTCGGTGAACAACGGCTCGCCCTCTTCTCTTTTGGGTTTTTTCTTAAAACCAACGCTCTGCTCCTCGCCATCCTCCGACTTAAGCATCCTGCCGATAAACTTGGTCAAGTCCCTGGTTAACCCCTTCTTTAGCTTCTCCCGCCTAATTTCTTCTATCCTCTTGACGGGCATCGGCATCATATGCTCAAATTTCTTCTTCCTAGGAGTCTTGCCGATCCCGTTCTTCTCAACCTCTTTTTCCTTGCCAAGGCCGAGCAAGCCTTTAATCCCCTTCCCCTCAGCAGAGGTCGTTGACGGCAAGCTAAATGTTGGTCCTTTAGCCCCGCCAGCAAGCGGTGCAAATAAGTCGTCCCCACCCTCTATCGGCTCCAAGCCTTCCGCCACCCTGATCTCATTTGGCGTCATCCAGGTATACTTCCTTGCATTAGCATACTCCTTGAGTTTTGCCTCTAAGTCCTCTGGTGCTGGATTGGTAAAATCGAAAAACAAATTAGTCGAGTTAGAATACATCGGAATAAGGAACTCGGTCAGCGTGCCCACAAACTTCCTCATCCTTGGAGTGATAACCCGCTCCATGAAAGACCTAGTGGTTGCCAAAGCGTTAGCCCTATTTACGTCGTCAGTCATCCCCAAAATCGTCTTTGGGACTTTAAAGACGGCCAACACGTCATCCCTCATCATCCTCTGTTGTTCGGTGAAGTCCAGCTCCTTAGCCCCCATCATTGTCTTGTCCATTTTCATCCCGCCACCAAGGAACGCTATCTTGTTCGACTTGCTCCTGCCACCATAAGAAGCCTGCCACTGCTCAAGGAATCTCTTTATGACCTTAGTGTTCATCTTCCTCTCAGAGGTGAAAACCAGGCTAGGAATGGCACTGTTGTAGAAGAAGTTCCTGTTCCACTCCTGGGCGAAGGTATGGATGTCCAGGGGCAGAGCCGCCGCCTGGATTGATCCCTTGCCCCTATAGGGATTCAATGGGTGAAAGTACTTGAAGTGGATCATCTGATCCTTAGGAATGATAACCTTCTCGTTGTAGACCCCGCCAGGGTGGTAGGTATAGTGCTTGATTATCTCTTTGGGATCAGGCTTGATCTTAACCCAGTCGGGCCTCACCAGCCAAATCTCCCTGGGGATATTGTTCTGCTTGAGGATCACCCAGAACGCCTCACCCGTCAGCTCAAGGTAAATCTGGGTCGCCTCAACTGCGTCGTAGAAGGTTGTCAACGGATTCATGTACTGAAGTAAACTGAGAGCCTCGTGCTCATTGACAAGCATCGCCTCGGGGTTGCCCTTAACCATCTTCTTCTTAAACAGTTTTAAGTCGATAGAGCCAACCTCCTGGGCAATAGCTGAGATAGCAGTGAATGCATAGGTGGTGTAGGCCTGGAGATACTCCTCAGCTTTCCTAAGAGGCGGTTGGGGAAATGACATAACGGCACTCGCCGTCTTCTGCGGTCTATTGTCTTTTGCCATACTTCCTATAATCTAACACAGGGATAATAATAAAAGCAACTAAGATTTGAGCAAACTCCTCTGTCTTAATCTTTTATTAGCTATTTTAATATACTTTTTGTTTAGTTCTATTCCAATCCAATTCCTCCCTAGGTTTTCGGCTACTCTGGCAACAGTGCCAGCACCCATAAATGGGTCTAATACTATTCCCCTTTTCCAACCAGCTTTGCATTTGCAGTCGGTGTAGCCGATTATCTTTTTTTCATAAGACCAACCAGCAATGAATTTCCCATCTACAAACTGGGAACTTCCTTCATTTCTCTTTTTGTATTTAGAGCCATCTGTGCTACCTAATGGAGTTTTATGATCTCCTGCAACATCAACTAACTTTCCCTTCTTTATTATCCTCTCCCTCGCCTTCCCACACTTCTTGCAAATCTGCTTCGGACAGCCTGCCTTAATCGGTGTTTCCACTAACTTCTCAGGGAATACAGCAAAGTGGGCTTCTTGGAAAGGTTGGGTGGGTATTTTCCAGACGGTGCGTTTGTTGCGGCCTGTTTGGTCTAAATCTTTACCATAAGTTGACTTACTACCTTGTCTCCTTCTTTGTCCTTCTTCATTAAATCCTTTAGCACTATTCCATATTCCTTTACTATCTTCAAACTGCCTCTCAAAATAATACTTTTTGTTCTTGCTGAAAAAGAATACTGGCTCAAAGTCCACAGTGAAGCGGTCTTTGGCGGATGACGGCATACAGTTATGTGTCAATAACCCAGAATGAGTAGCAAGCAAATGAGGTTCTTCTGCCAATACTACATCATAATACTTACAATCTTTCCCTTCCAAAATACCAACAATCTCGTAGGGGGGCTTTTCATTCCAATGTCCAGAAGTTATCATTCTAATTTCTCCATCGTAACAAGGATACTGTTTTTCCCTTGCTATCACATATCTTTTTCTCAACTTGATTTTGTATCCTAAACGAGCACAGATAGTTCTTAGGTCGTCTGCCAAAAAATCATTTCTCGTAAATCCTAACCTATATCGCCTATTTTCTTTATCCCAATGACCATCTCCCTCTAAATATCCATCTAATAAATTACCCAAGAATTTATTGTTTCTTTGCCACGCTTTTGTGGTTAGGTGCTTATTCTTGGCACTATTCCCAGAGATATAAGTATCAATAATTCCACTCAAGACTTTGCTATATATCTTCAAATCAACTGAATTTCCTCGCTCTTCATATTTAACACATCTTGCATCATACTGCCGTGCTATCTGTTGTAGTCTTCTAAATCTATCCTCCTCCTGGCTGTGAGAGGCAAAGTGTAAGTAATTTCCATTATCTGAAGCCGAACCCTCGGCAAGATATAAACCAACCATCCATCCAATCTCATCAGGAATAAACTGGGATTTATGCTCTATATCGGGAAAAGTTGAGCCTACTAACATCATTCCCTCTTTTAGTTGTCCTGCAGACAATAACTTCCCATCTCTCGTCTTAAAGATGTGGTCATTGGTGCAATTTACCTCTTCACCATTAGCCAAAATTAATCTCCAAACATCTTTGGGATTAGAATTTTCTATCCATTGTTCTACCTGATTCCATTTCTTGCCATCCCATAGTTTTACTGTTTCAGGGTCAAGCCTTACTAAATCTTTCAAGGGTTGAGGAAACTCACCTTTTTGGGTCTGGGCATACAATTTCGTGTCATAACTGAGACAATTCGGTTTGTGCCAGATAATTACATTTCTTAAAATCCAGCCCTGCTCGTCTATCATTCTCTGGACTAGGCGGAAGTTTTGTAGGGTGAGGCATTTTTGCGGCACACTATCACACTTTAAAAAACTCCTTGCAGTCTTATTACCAGTATTCGTAGGAGTCTTACCGCTCGGAGTAGTTGCATAACTATCCCCATGATTTAGCCAAAGAGTTCCTTTTTTCTTCAAAACTCTTTTCAGTTCAGCGGTTACTTTAAGCATTTTGTTAAGGTATTCTTCTAGGGTTGGCTCTAGGCCGATTTGTCCTTTAACTCCATAATCCCTCAAACCGTAGTAAGGAGGAGAAGTTATAATCGTATCTACAAACTCATCATCCCAGGTTTTTAAAACCCTCAAAACATCGCCCTGGTAAATCTTGTTGATTTTCAAGCTCTTCATAATCAAACCTCGGCAATCATCATGTCGTCCTCAGTGATCGCCCCGCCCTCATAGAAAGCTAGAGCCAGGCTGTCCGCGCGATCAGGCGAGTACCCTAGCCGTTTCTTCATGTCCTGCTTGGGCTCGATCTTGATCTTCCTCTCCGAGCTGTACTTATAGCGGATCTCGGAAAGCTCCTTGATTAGCTTGGCGTCATCAGGGATGCTAATCCTGCTCCTCCCCTTCTTATTGGGCTTAAACCAGTTGCGGAGATTCCAGAACACCTCAGCCCTCAAATTAAGGAACTTCTCTTTCGCTTCAACATCGCTCGGCGAAGCCCCAACATTGACCCCCTCTATCCCGACGTCTATCTTGCCCTCCTCCTCCAGCTCACTAAGCCGATCGTTAACACCAGCGCCGATCCCAATAAGGTCTACCTTAAGCGATTCTGGTTCGTCATCGTCCAGTATACCCCTCAACCACCCCACCAGCTCCATCGTGTCCATCTTTTCCATAACCTTTAGTGGGAAAACCTTTCCGCCCTTCCTAAGACAGTAAACAGATAAATCCCTGCCGAAACGCGCCACGTCCAACCCCGCGTGCAATTCCTCACCCTCGCACCCCTCCTGATTGACCGCCAAGTCGATCCAGTTTTTGGGAATGACAGCGTTCTCGGCCCCAACCTTCGGGAACTCACACTTGTAGAATATCGTGTAGTCAATACTGTCCTCGCCACCATACTCGTCCCTGGCCTCATCCAGGAACTCACGGGTAACCCTGCCCTCGGCCAAAGCCTGCTTGTCGTCTACCGTCAGGGTTTCGTACCTGGGGTTGTCGAACACCCGCTCGAAGCCATTGCCAGGGAACGGGTTGCCAAGCTGAACGATTTTTCCCTGTGTCCCGCCGACCATACGGAGGATTTTATTGTACATAGATTGAGGTAAAAGCCCACGCTCATCAACCACTACCATTGTCGCCCCGAAACCCATTAGGTTAGTAGCTTCCTTGCTCAACTCCCTTGCAATAGCAGTGAGGATAAAAATCTCTGAGCCACCCTTGAATGTGATCCGGCGCTTACTGCGCTCCGCCCTCAACCTTTCCAGGCTACCGTGAAACTCAATACTGCTACGGAAGCACTCATGGTCAAATAAATGTTGAATCACATAACCCATGATTATTCCACTTTGTTTTTCTGAAGGGGAAACTATAAGCATCTTCTCTCGCCGTTCTCGCTCCTCCGTGGCAATCTTGTCAAGAGCCATAGCGGTAACATCACTCTTGCCATACTGTGTAACACACCTAGCCCCCACCCTTCTATACTCAGGCTCATAAACTAATTTGAAAAGGTCAGCCTGACCATTAGTAAGTTTGAACGGCTTGCCAGTAGCGTCATTGAAGTATCCAGCTACTAACTGTTGGTAGTATCCTCTAGCTCTGGCCATCGTTTCTTAATCCTCTCATCCATTTTCTTTATCGCCTTCCTTGGGTCAAAGGAAAGCTCATGCTTATCTCTCCTGCCGAACTCCTCATTGTACTGCCTCTCGAGGTACCAGGCCGCCGCCTGCCAGCTCCCCTTGGCCGCCGAAAGGATGCGGTTGACCATTGCCACCTTGCGCTTCGTCTTAGCCTTTTTTAAGGACTCAGAAAACTCAGGGTGATAGTCGGGGTTAGGTATTTCCTTATCGTCTTTCTTGATCGTTGGCCTTAACCAGTTGTAGAACGTCTCCTCGCTGACGCCGGAAAGCGCCGCCGCGTCCTTGTTGCTCGCGCCGGACTCGATATACTTAATGATATCGGTGATCAGTTCTTTGGAATACTTCATTATTTTCTATCAATCTTATCATAATACGGCTTCAATACCCTATCATGCAGTGCTCCCGCTATGGCTTTCATCTGGAGGGGCATAACGGCATTGCCAAGACCGCCCCACCGCTTATTGAAATCCCCTACCAATTCGAAATTATCTGGAAAAGAACATATCCTTTTTACCTCCATTATTGAAAGTAGCCTGTCTTCTACTGGATGATAAAGACCAGCTGTTTTTATCACCGTATTACTCGGCATGTTCAGCCTTATCCTCCTGGAATTAAATAAGCTCCCGTTCGAATGATATTTGTCGGCACCCTCACCCTGCTTCATCAACAATAGATACTTTAATATATAACCCGGCGGATTTGTCCCCGTCAAATCATTACTTTTAATATTAAGAATGACATCTTTAACTGCTACTATCTTCTTACTCGGCTCCGGGAACACCGGCCCACCGACGTCCGGCCTGACACCGATGTAGAATATCCTTTCCCTCGACTGCGGGACGCCGTAATACTTAGCGTTCATCAGCTTAGCCTTGACATTATACCCAGTCTCTTTCATTCTCCTCATTATCTCGAGGAATATCCCCTTCATCCTACCCTTGACCTGCCCGGAGACATTCTCCATTATGAATACCTTCGGCCTGAGCTCATCGACCAGCCTGACAAAATCGACAAATAAGTTATTCCTGGGATCAAGGACCTTCCTGTTACCGGCCGTCGAGAACCCCTGACATGGCGGACTCCCATCGAAAACATCCAAGTCGCCCCTGCCGATCTTACAGAAATCCATGATTTCTTTGCCAGAAACCTCGGTTATATCTTTATTCCAGAACGGCACGTCCGGAAAATTGAGCCTAAAGACCTCCTCGCAGTAGTCATCGAAGTCGATAGCCAACAGCTCCCTGAAGCCCGCCATCCTGTAGCCGAGGCTCGACCCGCCGATACCGGCGAAGGTCGATATTACAGTAGACTCGAAAACTTCCTTCTCAACACCTCCTGATTTTTGTACTCGTTTCCCCATATCGTTATTATATTATAACCTATCCGGCGGAGCCTAAAATTCACCCTAACATCTCTGACCCAATTCCTCAGCAATTTCCTCCTCCAGAACGGCTTCATTCTTAATATTTTTAAAATGTTCCGGCAATGCCAAAATAAGGAATTATAAAAAACGACAGTCCCCTTGTCCTCGAACACAAAATCCGGTTTCCCCGGAAGCCCGGGATAGTTCCGCCTGAACCCGCCGATCCCGTTCCTGACGAAGAACATGGCCAAAGCCAGCTCCGGCTTAGTGTTCTTTCCCCTTATCCGGGACATAACCCTGCTCCTGGTCTCCCTGTCGAATACGTCAGCCATAACAATTCACCATTGGTACCCGCACTTCGGGCACTTGTTCTCGACGCCCACGCCCTCCTCGTCTATCTCCTTCTCGCCAATCTCGCTGAACTCCCCGGTCAACGGCTCGATCTCCAGGTCGGTGAACCCAACCAGCTGGAGCATCGACTTGTCGAAATTCGCCAGGAGATCGTAATCGAACCGTCCGGTGTTCTTCGACAGCCTGAGGCAGAGCTCCCTTTCTTTGGTCAGGTCCGATATGTCGACGAACACTACCGGGACGGTCTCGTGCTCCAGCTCCTTGCATACCTGCCAGCGCTGGTGCCCGCCGATGATGACGTTCTCCCTGCCTTTGGCCATATTGACAACCAGCGGGTCGACGATCCCGAACCTCTCGATAGACGACCTGAGGTCGGCCGCTTCTTTCGGGGTCATCTTCTTTGGATTATACTCGTTCGGCTTGAGCGAATTTATGTCTACGTATTCTATCTTCAGGTTATTCTCCATTATCATCACATCCTTATATTATATCCCATTTCCGCCCTCTTTAGAACGCCTGATTTCCTCTATCAATTCCTTGTATTCCTCGACCGACCTCTCCCCCGACTCCCCTACCGTGCCTACTTTTCGGCCTTTTTTAGCCTTTCCTTCTTCCTTTCTTTCGCAATTTTTATCCTTCTTTTCCTCATCGCCCTGGTTTCCCCCACTACACGCCTATATATCCCATACTTTTCATCCAATTTTTCTTCATAAGCCCGATGCCATTTTTTGAATTTTCTCTCATTCTTCTTAACAGCCTTTTTTACTTTTAGTTTCTCTTCCTTTGATAACTCCTTTAACCCGTCAACCTTAAATCCGTACTTATTAACCCTGTCAATGCGTTGCAGGGTATATGGGTCTTTCTTCTTCCTGCACTCATGGCAGATACTGACTTCTCGCTGTATTGGAGTATTTGGGATATAACATAGCTTCAAATCATTATCTTCCCTAGAATAGTAAAACGGATATGTAAGCGAATGACGTAGTGGCGAGGAAGAAGGTTTAGTTGCTTCTTTACTTTCAAACTTCTTTTTACAAGCAAAACAAACACAAGGCCATGGCTTATACCATTGCGACATTATTTCTTCCTCCTTTTTTTACACTCCTTAATTAAAGCTCGCATTTCCCTCACCGATATTTTACAATCCCAAATCTCCTTCACTTCCTTTAATCCCTCTAAACTGGCTCTTTTTCTTTCCTCTGGTTTCATAAACCGCTTCAAGTCCTCTGGTAGGGTAATGACTGGCAGGCCTTGTGCTTTTGCCTGCGTCGTCTTGTTATCGGACTTGAACTTCGCCCTCTCGTCCCCCTTAGGCTTCGGGTAGAGCATGGCGTCCAACCTGACGCACTCCTTGAATAGATTCCCGTAGTTGTACGGGACGTTCTTCAATTTCAGCTTGTTCCTGTATATCAGGGGCGGGTCGTAGGGGTTGTTCGAGATGACGGTCAGCTCAATCCCGTACTTGATCAGATCGTCAAACGTCGGCACGATATAGTGGATATTGTGAGAGTAGCCGATCCAGCCCACCTTCTTCATGACCCCAGTATGTCTTTTCTTTACAGGCTTGTGGTCTGGGATATAAACCCTGTCGGGGATACACTTGACCAATGCTTTAGGTCTCAGTTTCTGGATGTAATCAGCCAGTGCCTGGGTCGAAGTTGTAACCGCATCGCAAAGGTCAACAAACTCCATAACTGGCTTACCTTCAAGCCAGTCTGGATCTGGGATATCAATGACTTGGATACCCTTAAAATTCCGCATCATATTACCCCAATAGACCTTATTATAGAGAAGAATCTGGTATTTTTTACCTATTACGTACTCCTCGGCCTCTGGCCAATAATTCAAGAGCCATCTTACCCTGATACGAGACGTCCCAACTGAATTTAGTGGCCTGTTGTCGAACTTCTCCATACTGAGCCAGGCTGTAGTTTTTTTCATTTCTTTTTTCCCTCCATAAACTTATCAAACTTTTTCTTGACCCTTAAGTCCTCCTTAACCTTCTCCTCCATCGGCATCTTATCATCTAGGAATATCTTCTTAGGGTCAAGCTCGCCGTCCCTGACTCGACCCATCACGTCCACTAGAGCCTCGTTGGCCTGCCTAAGCCTGGTAACCTCATTGACCATTTTCTTGACCCTCTCCTTTTCCCTTTTCCAAAGCCTCTTGTAGTCAGTCTTTTTTGCCATGTTTAATCAGCTTAACCATCTCGGCCAATTGCTTCCTGATAACCCTGATCTGGGCTTCCTTGCGTCTCAAGTTCGTCTTGGTCTGTGTCCGCCTCTGGTTATGCTCGTTGTTATTCGGCTCAGCAATTACCAGGTGATCCGAGTACTCTAAATCTACCCTCAACCCGACCAGCTGTTGTAGCTGGATATTGTAAATTTTGACTAATAAGTCAAGCTCGCTGGTTACCTGGTGGGCGTCCCCCTTGACAATATCCAGGAACTCCTTCTCATCTTTGTACGCCTTTTCTAATTGCGATTCCTTTTTTTCTGTCATAATTCAACTCCAATTTTCCTCACTACCCTGCGCCATTGCTTTTCAAATGAATTAAACGAAAACAATTTCCTTGCCGTCTCCTTGCCCTTCTGTCCAACCTTCAACGCCACCCTTGGCTCATCCATGACCAGTCTTTTAATCAACCTGGCGGTATATTCTGGGTTGTCCATCGTATTCGGGTTCTTCATTACCGTCCTGCTGGTCAGAAAACCATTGACCCCGTCCTTAATATAAGTATGGGCATCCTGATAGGGAGTGGTTACGACACAACAACCGCTCATTTGAGCCTCAGTTCTAGCCCTAGGCCTCGGCGACTGCCAGGTGGGGTTAAAGTAAATAAGGCTTCTTCCCAGAAACTCCCTGTACTCCCTGAACGATTCGCAGGTCTTGTTGTATCCCACCCAGACGAACGGCACGCCCTTCCCTTCAAGTATCCTCATCACCTCAGTTAAAAAGCGTCTCCTGTAAGCCTTCTCCATGCCAGCTTGACTTAAGACAGTAACCGCCCTGGGTTCTTTGGGCAGGTCAAACCATTCCTCAGGACTTATACCATGAATGACCGTGTGTCCCCATCCCCACTGCTTCTTGGCCTCGTAAGAATTGCAGATCATTAACGTCCCTTCGGTCATTTTTTTAATAAAATCGACTACGTAGGGGCTGTCATACTTATCATGGAACGGGGTCATGTGGTTTATGGTGACTATCGGGCAGTCGTCCCCTATAACCTGCCTCAGCTCCATGTAGAGTTTGCCCTTGTGTATCCTATCCCCCTTCTCTGGGTCGTAGATCGACTGCTGGTCGACGTGGAGGATGGCGAAGTCGTAGTAGTCCTTCCTGAAATGAGTCACCCACCTGCACTTCTCAGGGAACGGCCTGTGGCTCGTGCCCCAGGAACGGTAGGGATTGTAAATCAAATCATAAGTCTTTATGAAAGATAGCTTTGCAAGCTCATGCTGATGTCCCACGGGCAACTAATGCCACGGACACCCAAAAATCTTGAGTCTCCGCGTCATTCCACACCACCCCCTTTCTGTATTATCCCCAGCCCTGCGCTGGTACTAATCGTAACACAATTCCTGTGCTTATTGCTAACCCACTCCCAGAACCGCTTCACCCCGCACCTGCCGTAGTCCGTCACCTTGTCGACCATCACGTCGTGGAACGCCATCATCCCGCCCTCCCTTAAAAACGGCCAGAACCGTTTATAATCGGCCTTGACCCCTGCATAGGAATGGTTTCCGTCTATGTAGATGTACCCATATACTATTGGTATCCTTTCAAGGCCACTGACGAACCCTGACGAGCTCGTACAGTGTATTTTTATGTGCTTCTCGACCGCCAACGGCTCCCAGTACTCATTCCCTGCCCTCTTCCAGATACCTACACCACCCCAACTTCCCTTGTCCTTTAGCTCTAAGCCAGCGTCCACGAAGTCTACAAACCCACCCGTCTCCTTGCAGGCTAAAGCGCATATTGCTGGCACGAACCCCTTCTGCGAGCCGACCACCAAGACCCTGCACTGGCCTAGATTTTTAATCAGCCCGTAGTGGATCAGCCCGAATCCAAGGTCACCCTTCTTATTGTTGTGATCCCTGGCGGGGTAGTTTTCCTCGATTATTCTAATGTCCTCTAGGGTAATCAT